TAATAACTTGTTGCCGGCGAGGTGGCGGTATCCGTGGCGTAATTTGTATAGTTGATGGTCAAGTAGACCGTGGCATTGGTATTTCCGCTATACGTCCCCCAGTGCATATCGGGCCAAATTTGATCGACAAAAACCAGATTATCCGCCTCGTTCAATTGAAAATAACCGGTTGAAAATGACGATTGCATACCGGTTGTTTGGCCGTTGTAAACGGCATCGTTGCCAACCTCATGCTGGTAAAGCCAGTTGTCAGAACCGGCCCCAATAGGCGATCCTAAAACAGATTGATCGATCCAAGCAGTACGGCCAAGAGTTCCATAATCCCATTGGCCAAGGACGTAGTTATACTTGACGTAGCTATCGTTTTCAGTTGACGACGCCGAGGGGTAATACCATGTCACTTCATTGAATTGGCTGTTTACGCCGCAGCATACTTTATACAAATAAGACGTGTTGATGTTTTGAAATATAACGTCCCAGATCGGGCAAGGAATAGGTTGAGATCCCGAACCGGTGGACATAAAAAATTGCTTTTGGCTCATCCAATAAATGACGCCATTTAATTGGCCAACGCAATGCCGAGAAACAGCGCCACAATTAGAGGCAATTTTGTTAAACCCGTAAACCAATGGAAAACCNACATACTGCATCGCCCACAGATCAAGATCGGTCCATAAAAGACCTTGTTGCGGACCTTGAATACCGGCNACAATTTTAGATCCCGTAGGGATGCGATACGAGCCGGCCTGATTGGTGACTGTTGCGTTCCACGTTGTAAAATCGCCAACATCGCACCACCGAACAAGCAANGGATCGGCTTGGAGATTAAATGAAGATCCATAAGCAATAATTTGTCGTTCAGGCATNGCGACAAAAATACCGCTATTGACCAGAGGAGATGTTGGGCCAACAAGTTGAGCATTTTTTAATTGGCCGTTTGGATCGTAGTAATAAATTGGACCGCCGGCAGGGCAAGCCACTAAATAAGAACCGAAATTATCAAGCGTCCAATCTGTTGCCGTAATGGCGGTGCCTGGCAATGAATTGCCCTGACCAACACCAAATCCGCCAACACCAAAACCGCCAACACCAAATCCGGTTGGCAAAGGTTGTGGACCAACGCCAATATAATAAACCGAATTTACGTTGCCGCTGTTAATTGCCGTTGGACCGGCAGAAGACGTTGCCAAGGTTTGTGCGGCAAACGTAAATGAATTAGCTGTAGGAACGGTTAAAATCGTGTACAAACCAAATAAATTAATGCCACCAACCGTTGTTGAAACGCCAATATAAAATTGCGATCCAGCGGTATAGCCGTGATTATCAAAATAACACGTTACAATTGACGAATTATTGGTTGTTTGGAATGAGTAAACGCCTACAAGTTTGGCCGTACCCGTTCCAGATCCTACACCCGTAGCATTAAATATAACGCCAACTGTATTGGAAGCCGCACCAATTAACGTATAATCGGTTGTTCCAACCGTGACAATTTGATAGGTATCGCCAACAACAAAGGAACCTGCCGTTGTATTGGTAGACGTATTGGCCGTAGAAGTGGCAAGAGATGACGCATAAATGGTGTATGTGGTTGATGTATAAGATTGTAATTGATAGGGACCAGTAAGAACCAAACCACCTACAGCAACAGGTGTAACAAAATCAACGTAGTCGAAAGTTGATAAAGCTGTTGTGTTTGAATCTGTAACAGAAACAACATTTGAACCCGAAGTAGTAGCGAAAACCGGCGATGTATTGGTTACAATCGTGCGCGGAGTAACATCAATTAACGTATTACTTGTTAAAACATTGAGCGATGATTCTGCGCCAATTCCCAAATGATTGATGGCATTTAAATCAGACCAACCTTTTAAAGCGCGAATTTTAGAAGATAAAGCAGATCCAAAATAGTTTACCCATCCGCCTAGTTTTTGCGCCAAACCCAATCCCATACGCTCCGGCAAAAACCGGATGAGTTGCGATGTTGAATAAGCTGCTTGGTTAAGAACCGGAGTGTTGTTTGTCTCAACGCCTGGCGATAGTTTAATGGTTGCATGAGGCATGGGTTACCTCGTTGGCGATGCGACGGGTGCCGGCGAATAAGACGTCCAAGCAGCAGCTTCAAATTTCTTTCTGTTTTCCTCCACAAGCGCACTTGTTTTAAGAGTTTGGTATTGAGACTCATACGTTTGCGCCATCGACGGATCGTCGTTAAGTCGGCCAAAGTTGCGTTGAAAAGCTGAAATATAAATCATGGATGCCATGATGAATAAATCAGGCAAATAGGTAGATATAAAGGTTGTTGTGTTGGTAGCCGACAATGGCGCCGAGCGTACCGTACCCGTCAACCTGACCGCGTAACTGTTGTTTGGTGTAGGACCAACAATAAGATTTTGCGATGTATTGCCTGTTGTATTGGTATCGCCGCCGTAGACGGCAAAATATTGTGGCAAACCTTGCGTTGAGCCAGATCCATAGACGTTTTGAATAAACTCTTTACCTACTGGCAGTAAGGGTGTGGAATTTCCAGAATTATCAATGACTTCAAATGTTTGCGGAACAATAAATTGAGATGTCGGAATTGTGAGCGTATTGCTGCCGCCAGTGAAAGTATAAGCCGTTGTGCTAATTTGCGTAGACAAAAAGTCCAAATCGCGTTGCATCCGCAACTCGGCGTAATCAATCATGGATGGAATTATAATGGTAAAATTGGTGTCCGTGACCGGTACTACGGCCATCGTCGCAATTTGTTGGACGTATGATGCGTAAGTCAAAGACATAATTATCCAACCATAGAAAATGCCGTTTGTTCCACTTCTGAAACACGGCTAGACCATCCCCTCCCAAAAGTACCATAAGTCGGCAAACTTTGCAAAAACGCTAATCTGGCGTCACAGACGGCTGTAGCAACTTCGCGAGGGTTTGCCGTTTCAAGAGCACCAAGTGTTTCTGGCCCAACTTCTCCGTCGGTAGATATATTGAGTACCTGCTGCAAGGTTTTAACGGCGCGGGTCGGCCCCGAATTAACCGCAAAATCAAATACGGCATAGTCTACCCCATACGGTAGTGAATCGCCGTTTATTCTATCCCAATAATTGGTTTTGTATAAGGGCATAACGTCTTGCGGCGTTAAACTTCTCATTTCCGTTTCAGTAACCTCGTGGCCGGTGTAATTTTGCCAAGTTGCCCGTGTAACACCTAAATTGGTCATACCGCCAGGGTCTTTAGGATTAAAGACAAAACCACCTTCTGATTTTAAAACCAAGGCAAGGCACTGTTCAAAATTATCGTTCATTTACGGGCAACGCCTTGTATTTTTTCGTATGTCCGTAAGCCGGCCATGCCTAACATTGCCATTACCAGTTCCATAAGGGATGAATCCAAAACAGGCAGATCGTGCCAGCCCGCTCCGTAGGCAAATGGACGCACCAAATATTGATACGCGAGGCCAAAAGCGCCAACCCAACCAATAGCAGGGCGCCACCCAGAGACGAAAAGAGTAGGGTTTTCCGCTTCATTTGCGTTTACCGTGTTTTGTTGTTGATCCCAAGACTGTAAAGAATCCCGTAATGCTTGTTCGGCCGACGCCTTTTGATTGGGGTCAGGAATAAATTTGTTAATGATTTGAAGCCCAGCGCCAATGGCGTCATCAATGCCAAATGCCATCGCACTCCCCTTATTCAGCGGCAGGTTTTTCAGTTGCGTTTTCCGGCGCAGACGCTTCAATTTGTGGCTTGGCTTGCCCATGCAAAAGCGCAATTAAGTCGGCCACTTCGGAATAAACGCCGGCGCTCAAATGTTTAAGCACGGTATTGATGTGAGCCACCGTCAGTTTTAATTCCAATTCTAAATTGTCCATGTAATTCCCCTAGAAAGGTGGTGTTTGAGATTGAGAGATGGGCTTGGTCAGTTGACCGATTTGCACTGCAATTAACTCTTCAACGCCTNGCATACTAATGCACTGTGAAACCCATTGTGCCGCAAGGGATTGGGTAATGTCGTCATANGAAACAAATTCTGCCGGATTAGGCGTTCCTAAATTAGCAGTGCCGGATGAAGACGACGTGACAGACCCATCCGTACCCGTACACACCCAGTTAATGGCCGTAACCACATTGGGCAGTCCGTTTGATAGTGGATTCACTATAAATTGAGGGAACGACCAAGCAAAATTCATAACGCCCCCGCATCAGAGTCCCAATATCATCGCATAAGCAATAGACTGTGCTTGTGTAACATTTCCAACGCTTGATGAACTAGCCAAACCAACATTAGTCCCGTCGCAATACATAATAATGCTATAGGTGCGCGGAATAGCCAGCGTGCCACCTGCTGCGGCATTGCTGCCATTATTAGATCCTATAGATACGGTGTATATACCCGTGGTATTATTGGTAACAATCCACATCCCGCCAACGCTTTGTGGCAATAAAACCAATTGATTCGCCGCTAATGCACCCGTAAGCAGGAACCTCATGCACTGGGACGTATTACCCGCCGCCGTGGAACTAGGGGCCGCAATATTGGTGTATGTAGGGCTACCGCTGGTGCTGACCGATACGCTAGTCGTATTGCCAAACATCTGGTCAAGGATGGTGGCGTTATAGTTAAGCGGCTGATCCCACGTAGGGGATGTGCTATTATACGCTGGTTCGTTTAGGGCAAGGTTGGTGGTAATACTCATTTGTCAGCCTTCCCATCCAGCTTGTCGTAAATACGCTGGAACATACTTTCAATGTGATCCATGCGTTTGTCCAAATCTTCTTTAAGGACGTATTCTTTTGGCAGGGCGGCTTCTAGTTTGCTTAAATCCCGCTGTAATTCTTTAACAGCACCCCATAATTCCCGCATGAGCCATCCAGCTACGGTTAGAATAGCACCTAATCCAAGATTTATGAGGTTCTGAAATTCAACCATAATTAAGATTCCCGGATGATCGCGGTAGAAGTATCCCTGTCAATGGATAGTACACCATAACAGACAATATTCCAATCCATACCATCCCGTTCATCCTTTACGGGAACATTAATATCCAAGTGCTTGAATAGGTATTCTTTGCCGCCATTTTCAAACACCCGCCAGACATGATCCACCGTCCCACGTCCCGGCTGGCCCCGTGTTTTATTAAAGCGGATGCCATACTTGTTCATATAACCTCCGCCGCGGGCATAGGTGGATTAGCCACTGCCGTCAGGTTAAAGTGTATGAAAGTCATTGGATCGTTGGAAGCATTGCGGGTGAAACTGTGTGCCAACCAAGCATTGGTAAAGATCAACGTGCCGTCTTCCGGGGCAACATTAATAGCATTGCTTGCATGGGTAATGTTGGCGGGATCAAATTCTGGCAGTCCTATTTGGACCTTACCAGCACGGGGATCATGGAATGTAGCTACAGAACCGTTTTGCGGCGTCCTAAGGAAGTAAAACCCGACAATCTGTGCCCCATGTGCATGAACGTGCTGATCCATGCCGCTGTATTTATAATGCTGCTGCGCCCACATTTCGGTAAATGACGTGCTAAAATTACGCACATCATAGCCCTGTTCGCCCAAAATGTTCCATGCGGTTGCGCCAATATAGGCACAAAGGTCTTCCATACGCGGATCGTCGTATAGGTTGTCCGTCATATAAACAGGGTACACTTCATTGGTGCCGCCCTGTCGTTGGAAAGCAGTGAATAGGGTTTAGTTCATCTTTTGCATCTGCCATCGTTTATCCCCGTTGTTGCATTTCTTGCTGCATCTTCTCCATATTTGCAATTTCTTCCGCCGTCAAATCACGNACATTCCAAGAAAATACCCACTTGCCGTCCCGTACAAATGGCTGTTCTGAACGTGACACGGTTTGCNTTTTNCCGTCATACGTAGGATCTGCATCAATCTCNACATACTGGATGCGGTAGCCATGCACATTGTATGCGTCAGTGGTNGGGAATATCTCCACAAAATCACTGTACGGCGTATAACCCAAGCCGGGATTGTCCCGCATGAGTTCTTCCGCACCATAGGGATATTCAACAAACTGATTGTCGGTGGTGGTTTTAACGTATCCGGTCATGATGATTTGTCCTCAAGAAATGCTGGTGCTTGTTTGGTAAGGAGATCAAGGCGTTCACCTTTCCCTGCCAGTTGGGTAAATACCTGTTTGATATGCGGCACTATATGCGTTTCAAAGTCTGGGTGGCACCGCATTGTATTCAAATGGTCATGCGGAATATTGCCTTGGGACAGAATAAAGTTTTCCACCCGCCCCTGTAATTCACCTAGCCATTCTTCCCGCTGCATGGCTTCATTGGCTTCTAGCATAGGAAGATGACCAAATTTACGCTGCGGCTCAAGTTCCGCCATGATCTGGTTAATGGTGTTGAGTTCCATTATAGCGGCTTCATGGTTATTTTTCCATGTGTCTTCCGCCGATTTACATTCAATGATTGTGGCTTCCGCAACCATCTTTTCCCAAGGCTTGGCGGTTTCATCCGCTATGATCGCCTCATTCTCCATGATTTTGGCATCACGTTTCATCTTTTGGGCTTTGGAATGTTCAACCTTTACTTCCATGTCAATGCGTTGACCATATAACAATGCCCATGCGCCATCAGGCGTATAGCAAGACCCCGCCATGAAGTGACGGAGTTGGAAGTCTGAATTGTTTCTGTGTGGTTTACTATTCATCTTATACGTTTACCCCTGTTGTACCATTTGATGCGGCTGCGCCACCCCTAGCGGCTGCCGTAGCTGATGTTCCTATAGCATTTGTATCACCGGAATATGTGTATTTGTTTCTTGTAGAAGAATAAACACCAGTACACAAAAACCCTAAAGCAAAAATACCAACGGTAGAATTTCCAGCAGCTGATTGACAACGACTACCTGTGCTAGCGGCTGTCCCAGAAGCATTAACACATCCAGAATATGTGTATTTGTTGCGCGTTGGGGATATTACACCACAAGACGTCCCTAAAGCAAATATTCCTACCGCACAATTACCAGTTGCTGTGCCTAAACTTGATGTTGCAAAAGAAGATGTAGCAGACACATTAATATCTCCAGAATATGTGTATTTGTTTCTGGTTATTGAACTAAACCCTATAGCAAATATTCCAAAGGTAGAATTCCCTGTTGCTGCGCCATTAATTGATGCAGTGGTAGATGCTGAAGCAGAAGAAACAACACACCCAGAATATGTATATTTATTACGGGTAGTTAATGGAGTAGAAGACGCATTATAACCTAAAGCAAAAATGCCAACCGTGGAATTCCCAGTTGCTGCACCACGATACGATGCACAGGTAGCAGCCGTACCAGATGAAACTGAACAATTAATATACGTATATTTATCACGGGTTGTGGATGGGCCGCATGGAGAAGCAATATATCCTAAAGCAAATATACCAACGGTAGAATTTCCGGCGGCAGAACCGGCATAAGACGCTGCAGTTGCAGCTGTAGCTGAAGCATTAACGCACCCTGAAAAAGTATACTTGTTTCGGGTTGTTGTTGACGATCCATTTGACGCTAAACCCAAAGCAAATATACCAAACGTTCCAACAGGGATAGCATTCCCCGCCGTAGGCCACAATCCCGCCTTCTGCCAACCCACCATTTGGTCAATAGTCCATACACCAGATGCCGCACCACATTGGTAAGGACCAGCAGGTGTTATAGGTGTTTTACTGATGATTGACCCTTGATAAGTGCGGGACATTATACGTTTACTCCCGTAGTACCGTTGGATGCGGCAGCGCCAAAAGCACTAAGCGCGCTAGCGGATCCCGCAGTTGTAACTACATTGCTTGCATATGTATATTTATTACGTGTTGTTGATGGGCCAACTCCACTTAT